AGGTCGCAAATGTCGTGCATTGGTGACACATCTCCATCCATGCTATACACGGATTCGAACACGATGCAAGGCGTGCTGTTAGGGAAGTCTTTTAATGCACGTTCCAGATCGTCCATATCATTATGCTGCCAAATCCGTTTGGGAGCCCCACTATGCCGTATCCCTTGGATAAGGGATGCGTGATTCTTGCTATCACTTAGGAATACTAGGTCGGGTATGATTTTGGTTAAGGCGATCAGCGTCCATTCATTTGCGACATAAGCGGACGTAAACAACAGCCCCCGTTCCTTCCGATGGAGCATGGCTAATTGTTTTTCTAACGCAACATGATAGTGACTAGTGCCTCCAATGTTACGAGTTCCTCCACTGCCACTGCCTGTTTGATCAAGTGCAGTGTGCATAGCATCTATTACAACTTTGTTCTGCCCCATGCCAAGATAGTCGTTGCTACACCAGTTTACAACTGTTTTAATAGCGTACGGTCCATACCAAATGGCACGGGGGAAGTCTCCTCGTTCACGTACAATATCGTTAAACACACGATATCTACCCTGTTGTTTTAGTGCTTGTATTGTATCATGAAACGGCTTTTTATCTATCATACTGCTATTTACATAAATATGTAAACAAGAAATAATAAAAGGACAAGCTGTGAGATTCAAAGAATTTAGAAGGATTAAGGAAGCTCCTATTAGTGATTTCCAACCAATGGGCGACTGGGATTATGATCATGAAGACGAGTGGGGTGATGAGTATGAAGAGCCTTGGAAAGCAGGAGAAAAGAAAAAGATCTTTAATCCGCAATGGAAACAGAAAGTTTACAAGAGCTGGAGCAAAACTAAGAACGATTACATCCTAATTCCTGTATCAGGGGAAGCTACATATAATCCGGAAATTATGGAAAGAGGTGTTGTAACAGTAGACGACTTATTCCAAGAGTTTGAAGAAGGGTTTGAACAGTTAGTTGAGATGGGTGTGGTAGATGCTGAAACAATGACAAGGACTCCGCAGCACAAAGATAAAACTGTTGTGTTCTTCCTAGGTAATGCAGCAGATAATTGGATAGCAGTGAGTGGATGGATGTTGTTACACAGACTAGGTCATGGCAGCAGGACGACACAAGGAAAAGAGAATCCTGCTTATTCTGCGATTGTAACAGCAGTGTTTGAAGGACTACATAATATATTTGGTAACTTCGGTGTTGACCTACAGCACAATCCTAAGAATCCTAACAAGATGTTAGATGACAAGCAAGCTAAATGGGCTGACTACGGATTGCAAAAGATAATGACTACAGGTAGCGCAAGGAAAGGTGTTGTGAGAGACAGATACGAAGGCATATATGAAATGTGGGCACAGTATCTTAACAGAGGTGCAGTGCAATTACGAGCGCCTGACGCACTTGATATTGAAAATGTAACCAAAGCACCTAACCCACGCAATGAGCAAGAGCTAACTGATATGGATAAAAGTATCCTAGAAGGTTACATAGAAGACTTACAAGACCAATTAAATGAAGAACTGTTTCCTGCGTTTGAAGACAGCATTAAAGGTGAAATTATATTAATGTGAGAAGCTATGAGATTTAGAGAATTTAAAATAAACGAAGCAAGACGCAATCCAGAACAAAATCCTAAAGTTAGTTTGTATGATGCACTGGAAAAATACAAAGATGATCCTGATATCTATATCAGTTATACGATGGATGTAGGGAGAGGCATAACAAGTAAGACATCTGTTGCTAAAGGTAGGAATACTAGTGGCTTTAAGATAGGAATAAATCCAAAAAGCAAGTACAATACACCTAATGGAATATACACATATCCGCTACCTGAAATGTGGCGAGATGGTGCAGATCCTAGTAGGCGGGTTTTTACTGTTCCGTTTGCTGGCGAACAGCCTGCTGTATATATTATCCGAGCAACAGGGAACATGTTAGATCTAGAAAAATATGGCAGTGATCAAATAGACAAAGATTTAGAAATAGTAGCAAAAAAACTTGTAGACCATTTCCACTCTAAAGGACATAGTCAAGTGCTGAGTTGGGAAATGACTAAAGGATTACTAGATAGTGCTAAGTCAGCAGCACGTATACGGACTCCGGGAGGTATGTTTTGGAATGCTACACGCATGGCGTTCTTTGCCCTTTCCGGAACTGTAAATGACAGTAATCTTATTCCTATCAAACAATATACAATGGAATTGAAACGCATGGAGCAGAAAGCACAGGACGAAGGCGATGCTCCTCCTAACTACAATGATGAAGTGGTGCGTTTTAAATTATTTGACAAACCTGCACAGCCTAAAGATACAAACAAGTGGAATAAGTTATTTAGAGACATGGGTTATGACGGTGCTGTAGACAGGAAAGGCCAAGAAATAATACATCCATATGAACCAATACAAGCAGTGTTCTTCCATACAGGCGCATTCAAAGTTGTTGATATGGTTTACAATAAAGAGTATGGAGCAAAGCCTATGGAGTGGGATGTACCACTTAGTGAAGTATCGAATCCGCATGTAGTATTTGGAACTTTCTTTACATTACACGAAGACATAGATGGAAAGAATGCATGGGCGGTAGGCATACGCATCTGGGGAGCCTGTGTTGTAGCGCAAAATATGTTAAACACAAAGTTGACAATCGCAAAGGGCACTGGCTTTGATCAATGGGGTAAGCAATCTAAAATGGCGCTGATAAATGCTACCAAGTATGGAGTTGACTTTAACGAGCAGCAGTATGAAGACTTTCCAGAAGAGATAAATTTAATGTCAGGAGGTTATGATATGGTAAATTTATTTGGTGGAGCGAACAAGATACAATTTAAAATACCTGCTCCGCTAAAACAAGAATATATGAAAAAATATCCTGACACTAAAGAAAAAGAATTTTCAAAATGGTATGATGTAGACAGTCTACCTACTGGACAGGAGCTAGAAGGAGAAATTGAAATGTTCTATAGACGATTTAAGGATATGGAAAAAGAGGAAGTAATAAAGCTCAAGTGGACTGACGATGGCCCAGACTACGACGATATAAATTATTAGGATTGACAATGACAACAACAGATATTATTAGAGCTGTGCTGGATATAATAGATAATGCAGGAACTACTACATCAACAGTAGACGCTGTACCTAACGAGCCAGGTGAGCAAACAAGTAGATTCAAACAGATACTAGCTATGTTGCAAAATCCAAGCGATGGACCATATGCTAACACGCCTAATGAAATTGTTACTAATATAGACAGTGTAACAACAGATGCAGGCGGAGGCGTAAATGGTGCAAAGCATGTTGATGATCTAAGGGTAAAAGATCCTAGGGGGTGGGCGTAATGTCAGCAAATGGAATTTCGCATTTACCAAATAAAAGAGCAAGACAAGATGTAAAACTTGCTTATAGCGAAGCTAAACGTAAAGGACAAATTATTACAGAGGGAAATGGAAGTTGGGAAACAGATGGAATTGATAATCCTGCAGCTAATTGGTATAGAACTAGGAATACATTAGATATAGACCAACTACCTACAGTTTATGATCCTGCTAGTAACAATTCAAAAGATGTAATTGATAATGATCCCACAGGTGGACTTATTGTTGGAAGGCCTTGGACCTAATGGCTAACAGAAAGCATTACGACTTTGAACAAATGGTTATCAGTGGTTACTTAGCTGATCACTCGCACAATCACAAGTTTGGTGCTGCACCTAGCATATCAATTAATACTACCTCAAGTATTTGGGACGTACCAGACACATTATATCCTTGGACAGCATTAGACACACCGGCAGTAGTAAATATAGAACGCAACAATGCCGCAGATTCAGGATTGATAATTACCGTACAGGGGTTAGATGAGAACTGGAAGCAACAAAGTGAAGACATCACCATCACAGGTGCGGACCAAGTGGGAACTAAACTGTGGCGTAGAGTGAATAGAGCGTTTGTTAAGTCAGGCGCAGCCCTAGTAAATGTAGGCAATATTGACGTTGAAGCAGGAACCGCAGGTGGTACTACTATTGCTCGTATCACAGCCAACCTTGGACAAACACTGATGGCTGTTTATACCATACCAGCAGGATACATTGGATACTTGTACCAAGGCGCTATGACTATTCAGAATGGGGGAGATGCTACAGGTTATATGTTTGTAAGGCGCAATGCTTTAGGAAATATATTCCGCATTGGGCACACCTTTGAAGTGACAAGCGGAAGTCCCTACAGATATCAGTTTTCATTCCCTCCAGCACTACCAGAGAAGAGTGACATTGATGTGAGAGCAATGGTACGCTCAAACAACTCACGTGTTACAGCCGTGTTTGACATCCTGCTTGTAGAGAACGATCCTGAAGCACCAATAACAGACTTATTATAGACTAGCCCTAACTGGCAAGAACACTGATAAATATTAAAAAAGGTTTAAGTATGAGAGCAAGAGAATTTACAATTAATGTACCCATTAACATTAAAATAAACGGTGACGGTGATCCTGAAGTAGACATGCCAGGAGCACAGGATGAACCAGAAGCTGACGATGCGCCCCCTGTTTTTATAGGTCCGCAACAGCAAGAGATAGAGTTAAAGAAAAAAGAATTAGGCAAACCTTCTATTGCAACAGCACAATTATTAGACGAGCCAGAAGAGGATGAGATTACATGATGTATAAAATTTGGGCAAGTTTTAAAAAAACTGCCGAGTTATTAGATTATATAGGTGATCCAGGAGAACTATTTTATAGTAAAGCTGATCCTAGACTAAGGATAAGTGATGGTGTAACACCAGGTGGTATTTTAATTACACAGAGTTCTACCATTGATTTATCCGCAATTGCTCAAAATCTTGCACCAGCAATTGCAGGAGAATACAATATTGGCACGCCTGATAAAGGTTGGAAAAATTTATATATCGACGGAGAAGGTCAACTTTTTGTAGGTACACAGGTAATTTCTATAGATCAAGCTACAAACCAACTTGTGCTGCCTGCAGGTACGCAGGTTTTAGATTCAGATGGTAATCTAGTACCTGTAGGCACTGAAATTGATCCTACACAAATTAACTTACAAATTTACCTAGATGACTTGGTAAATACAGATGTAGCAAATGCAGTTGAAGGAAGCCTTATGCAACTGCAAAACGGAACATGGAAGGCAACAAACGTTATCGACACCCAGTCAGGAGATTTAGTTCTTACTGGAGGGATTTATTAAAAGGAGAGCTAGATAATGGCAACGAAACTTCAAATAAAACGGACTGATACACAGTCACTACCTAGTGGCGGTATTGATGCAGGTGAATTAGTTTATGTTTATGATACTTCTAATTTAGATAGTAGTACAGGTGGTAGAGGTGACAGACTTTGGATCGGACACGCAAACGGTACTAATAGTACTCCTGTTGCAGTAGGCGGTAAATATTTCACCGATATGCTAGGCCACGCAAAAGGACAAGTAGCTGCAAATAGCGCAATCATTACAGATGCACAAAAGAAAATTAATGAATTATTTGTAGAAAATTTAAAATTTTACAGTAATAGGATCGTTTCCACTGCAACAAACGGTGATATTGAGATTGACCCGGACGGAACAGGTAGAAGTATAGTAACTAATCTACATGTAAATGTAGGATCAACTATTACAGAAATTACTGAATATATAGAAGATGTAACCGGAGCCCAATTTGTTACAAATGGCAGTCATACAGGAATCACTGTTGAATATGATGATGCAAATGATGGTGCAATTGATTTAAGTTTAGAAGATTTAACTGCAGCAGGTGGAGGAACATTGGTAGCAGGATCTGTTGGTTCCTCCACTGCAATACCTGTTCTGACTGTAGATGCCTATGGAAGAATAACCAGTTATACCACTGCTACGATTTCAACTTCATTTAACATTACAGACGGAACAAATAGTGAAACTATCAATGGTGGAGATACTTTCACATTTTCGGCTTCTAATGGTGTTACAACAACAGTTAGTGCTACAGACACACTCACCATAGAAGGTGTTAATGCAACTGCTCATGCAACCCCTGGAAGTGCAACTATTGGTGTTGCTAGCTTTAGTGCCAATTCTTTTGCAGTTTCGTCAGGCCATGTTACAATTAAAACAGACGGAATTGTTACAGCTCAAATTACTGATAGCAGTGTTACAAATGCAAAGCTTGCTAATGACAGTATATTTTTAGGTACAACAGAATTAACCCTAGGTAATGGTTCTGGTAATGACACAGTAATAGACGGGTTAACTGATGTAGATATTGGAAATTTAAATTTTGCAACTAATATTATTAATACTACAAGTGGCAGTTCGTTAGATTTAAAAACAGAAGCAGCTAGTGATGCTAATATTAACTTGAATCCAGACGGTGATGGCGTAGTAACTGTTCCTTCAGGTTATACAGGACGTACAGGATTTAATGATAACAGTCTTGTTCCTAAAATTTATGTGGACAATGTTGCAACTGGATTAGATGTAAAGGAAAGTGTAGTCGTAGCAACTACAGCAGAATATGATACATCATCAGGTAGCCCAACAACAACATATTCAAATGGTACTAATGGAGTAGGTGCTACACTTGTTGGACCTCAAGAAGCTCTTGTGATTGATGGTTATACTTTATCAGTTGGAGAACGTGTATTAATTAAAAATCAAGGAGATTCTTCAGCTAGTAATTCATATGAAAATGGTATTTACATTGTAACCAATGCAGGTGCAGCAGGATCCGCAACTTGGGTATTAACTAGGACACCTGATGCAAATGAAGATGCTGAATTAACTGGAGGTTCTTTCTTCTTTGTACAACGTGGTACGACTTATGGAGATGCTGGCTTTGTTGCTACCCATAACGGTGTACCTTCCATTGGTACAGACCCCATTTTGTTTGAACAATTTTCTGGTGCAGGTCAAATTAATCCAGGTACTGCAATGGAAAAAGATGGTAATACATTAAATGTCCTCTATGATGATGTTTTTATAAACTTAGATGGAAATAATGCTTTACAAATAAAAGACGACAGTATCACTAATGCAAAAATTAATTCAGGAGCTGCAATAGAGCAAGCCAAATTAAGTATGTTAGCTGCTGACGCTGATTCAAGTTCTGCACCTGTTTCCTACGTGCAATCTAATCTAGGTTTAGTAACATTTGACAGTAATCAATTTACATTAACCCATGGTTGGGCAACAGTACACAAAATTGATGCCGGGAGCTACTAATAGGCAATGCCAACATTAATCCAACATAAAAGAGACCTTACTGCTGGAAGAGCGCCTGGCGTAGGGGATCTGGAATATGGTGAAATTGCAATAAATCCTAGAGACGGTAAACTCTTTTTTAAAAAGGTAGATGGAACTGGCAATACTGCTATGGTCCATATCAAAGAAGATACTGAAACTAATTTTTTTATTGATTCAAGCACCTTAAATAATTCAAATAGCGCAAGTTTAAGCGGCGTATTACATGATTTTGATGCTGCTTTTGTAACAAATCTTTATGATTTGAATGATGTAAATGTAGATAACAATTTACTCAGTGTTGGAGATTCTCTTGCATGGAATGGAAATAACTGGGTAGCAGTAGGAAATGATAGTTCAGGCGGAGGCGGTGTAGGGTTAAGTCCTCTCACAGTGCAATCTGTTGATGCAAACGGAGCTATTACTACAGTTGCAAATGTAGATGATATTCAATTTGATAGTGATAGCGGGTTTGATGTAGTCGATTTAGGAAATGGGTCAGTAAAAATTGCAATGAATTCTACTTTCAAAACTTGGAAAGTAGATGGACAAGATGATCTTGTAGCAACTGGACTTGATACAATCGAGTTGATAGCAGGTCCAGGAATGGAAATAACTACCCAACCTAATGCAAGTTTATATCAAACTATTACATTTTCAAGCACAGGCAGCAGCGAAAATTTATTAGGGGTAATCATTGATTTTGATATAGATGCAGATGGTGACTTAATCCTAACCCATGTTGATACCTTTAATCAAGACAACGTTGAAATTGATAATGGTGGTTATTTTATCTTATCGGATGCTTAATTATGGCAACACTAAATTTAGGAAGAGTAAGATTAAATTTTGTCGGCGAATTTGCAGATAATAATGGCCAGACTTTAGTATTTTTTGATGCAGTTACCCATGCAGGATCTTTGTATGTCGTCAAAACAGCGTCTGTAGTAGTTGACGACAGTGATACCGGCAATAGGCCACCGACAACTGCCGGTGCCACAGATTTTCTAAGGATAAGCAGTGGTATTGAATTTTCAGGTGAATGGGAAGGTGATTCAGGTGGTGACAGTGCTAGAATATACTATAAAAATGAAGTAGTAAGATATGGCCCTAATAGTTTCATAGCCCTACAAGAAGTTCCAATTGGCAGGACTAATCCATTCTTAGAAGTTGTTAATAACACAGGTTATTGGAAAGATTTAGTAAAAGGGTTTGGTAATTACATTCCTGGCTATGATGGTACACAAAACACTACTGCTGGTGATATTGTCAGATGGAATGGCAATTTATATTTAGGTTTAGCAGAAGGCGATCCTGGAAAAACTCCTACTACTGATCCAGATTTATTTGATAGGATAGACGGCGGTCTAACTGTCAAAGGGTTATATCAATCTGGCACTGTATATGAAAATAGAGAAGTAGTTACTTTCCATGGTAATACCTATGTTGTTGTAGCAGCTCTGTCAACATCTAATCAACCAGTAAATCAATATACAGGTGATATAGATCCAGACTGGGAATTACTCACAACAGGTTTCAATTATGTAGGATATTATAATGTACTCAGCCGATACTATCCAAATGATGTAGTATCATTCAACGGTGGTTTATATGCGTGTATAGAACTTGCAGCGCCAGGTCAAGCCCCCTCAAATGTACCTGAAAAATACACAGAAATAATTCCATCTGATGTTCTTCGAGAAGGTGATTTTCAATTTGATGGTTTTTTGAAAAGAACCGACGGTAATTTCGGTATTGATAGTAATACCTATCTAACTGGTAACGAATCTATTAGTATAACAGGTGAAGGATCTGGTAGTGGTAGTACAAGTATTAATTTTTCTCTTACAGTTGATGCTATCACAAATCAAACTGTAGCTACAGAATCTGAAGCAGGTAATAGCAATACAAAAATATTTGGAGCAGTAGATGTGGGAGGCGGAAATTTTGAGTTAAGACAAATAGATCCGTCATATATTCATCCAGATTTATTTACAGATTTTCTTACAACCCAAGGGATTGAGAGAGCAACCGGTGAAACAGGACCGCAAGTAACTTTAGGATTAAACGAAAAAGTAATATCAACACTAAGTAATGTAACAGAAACTAATAATGTAGCTGATATATTTTCTGGGGATAAATTTATGTTCAGAGATACAATTAGCCAGACGTTAAAATCTGTAACATATCAGCAATTGCTAGAAAAAATTAACACCCAAATAACTGGTCCAAATGTACAAGGTGTGACTAATTTTAGAGCTTTAATCGATACGCCTTCATCTTATACAGGATATGAGAATGGCTATGTAAGAGTGAATAGTAGTGGTAATGCTTTAGAATTTGTAGAAGATGATATATTTGTTCAAATATTAGTTTTTGGTTAATGCATGTTAAAAAATAAAATACAGCAAGATATAATCTATATAAAAGAAATTTTTCTTAATGAAGTTGTAAATTATAAATTTTTACGTTTATTAGCAATCTTTATTATGATTCCAATTTTAACAACAATTGGTCTAGAATTTTATATTTGGGTTAACCTCTAATATTTGTTGAACAGTGCCTCGCTCAAGCGAGCTATTCGATTAAAATACTAGAGGCTTTTGTAATTAAATCATATTTCCCGAGCTACACTCTCGTTTCATATAGTAATTTAAGTTTACAATGTTATTTATTATTACCAGTGACGAATGCATACATTTTTTCTGCCGCTGATAAAACTGACTCTACACCAGGCACTTCGGGCATCTTTACTTCTGTAACAATTTCGTCTCCGTCCTTAGAGATCTTAGTTTCCCAAGCTCCCCATTTTGCATGGTAGTCTTGCCACATTTGATTTTGTGCCATTTCAAGCACCTTAGTCCGGATTTCGTATCCGTTCTTATTAGGCTTCACCACGGGCATGAAGTTTTTCATCATATCATTCATTTGGTCAAAGGTTTGGTTGGTATAATTATTTTTTGTCATTTTATTTTCCTCTGTGTGTGTTTATACGTACAAAACTATAATGTACAAAAATATTTATCTTCTGTCAAGTTTAATAACGTCTATCCGAATTTATTAATTCTATGAAATCTGCAGCATCTTCCCAACTGCTAAATCTTTTAATAATTTTTGTTCTATATGGGGTGATTGTTTTAATAATGATATCATCTTTTGCAAATATTGCAATTGTATATACATAGCCCCAACTGTTTCGATTGGGGCCAAGTATGTTATGACCTAGCTCTTTCCATTGATGGAAGTCTAGCTCCATCCGCCTTGCTCCATCTCACGACGAGCCCGACGCATCTGCGAACGTTCAATAGCCGCTAACAATCGTTTACCGAATGTTTTGCATTTATCTAACATTCCAATGATCCCAAGCGGCTGGTAATTGCCGTGTTTCCCTCAGAGAGTTGTAGGCATATTCCCAGTCGTTTTTGTATTCTGATTTTACAAAAGATTTGAGTTCTCGCTCACGTTCAGATTTGGTATCGCCTAGCCAATCAAAGATGGCTGATACTATATTACTCATGTCTGTCTCCTTCTGTGTGTTAATAAGTATGTGTCTGTGCAGTTGCACAAAACTATTTATCATTATAAATTATCTGTAATAAAAAATCAACATAAATATTTTGTTATGGAAGATAATGACATTGACCGTACGATATGGAACAGAGAAAATCCTGCGAAACTGTACTGCGGTAGACCAATAGTAATAACAGTTAGTCTAGGGTGTGCAGAAGAACAGCTTGCTGAATTTTGCGAACTTGAACTACCTGCTAGAGCGACTTGTGTCGTGCTTGCCCATTCCGCACTTAACGACCTACCTGATACAATCTTTGTAAGTTACCAAACTGATCAAGAACTTGCAGGGTGGTTTAAAGCCTGTGATTTTTTTGTAAGTATCTGTAACAACAATGAACATAAATTACTTGCAAAAGAAGCCGAAGCTTGTGGTGCCAAAATCGCAGATATATCTAATCAAAACATCCTTGATATATTATTAGGTTGACGTAAATAACTTTTTACAGTAACATAACAATTTAACCTTAATCTAAAGAATAATGAAACTAATCGCAGGAAATTCAAATCAGCCTCTTGCAAACGCAATTGCAGAGCATAGTTTTAGTACACTTGTACCGGCTAAGATTGACAGGTTTTCAGACGGAGAAACTTCTGTAGAATTCTTAGAAAATATCCGAGGAGAAGATGTTTTTATAATCCAATCAACAAATACTCCAGTTAACGATAACCTAATGGAACTCATGGTTATGATTGATGCAGCTAAACGTAGTTCTGCACAACGAATTACAGCAGTTATACCTTATTTTGGATATGCTAGACAAGATCGCAAGAGTGCAAGCCGCACACCCATTACAGCAAAGCTAGTTGCTGACCTACTTACCACAGCAGGTGCTGACCGTGTACTTACTATGGATTTACATGCAGGACAGATACAAGGCTTCTTTGATATTCCTGTTGACGATCTTACTAGTAGGATTATCTTTGCAAGAGATATTAAGGAACATCAAAAAGACAGTAGTGAATATGTGTTTGTAAGTCCAGACGCAGGCGGTGCTGTCCGTGCTCGTAAGTTTGCAGACGCTTTCCATGGTAACATTGCTATTGTTGACAAGCGCAGACCTGCGGCTGGTAAGAGTGAAGTAATGCATTTAATTGGCGATGTGGAAGGCCGGCATGCTATCCTAGTAGATGATATCGTAGACAGTGGAGGTACCTTATGCAATGCTGCAAAGGCTATTATGGACGCAGGTGCGATTGATGTAAAAGCCTATATTACACATGGTGTGCTAAGTCGAAGTGCCTGTATCAGGGTTAGAGAAAGCGTTTTAACTGAGCTAGTTATCACTGATACGATTGCAGATCACTGTGAAGATGGTTGTAGGGTAAGACAGGTAAGTGTTGCAAATTTATTTGGAGAAGCTATCCGTCGAGTTACTAATGAGGAATCTATTAGTAGCCTTTTTGTGTAGCATTTTAAAATAAATACATTAAGAGGATACGTGTATGCGAAAACAAACTAGATCTATATTGCAAGAATTAAGTAATCTTGCTCTAAATAAAAACAATGATTTAATCATTGATACAACAGCTAATAATATTATTAACAGTTCTATTAATTTGATTAATTTAATTTATGAAAATTACACACCTGCGGAAGCTGCTGAATTAGAAAAAAGATTTATTAATAGTATCCGTTCGGCTGATCCAAATAAATTTAAAAGAGGCATACAACGTATAATTGAGAATAAAAGGAAACTTTAATGCTCTTAAAAGAAGGCGGTAACGTTTTTAAAAATCCGGACAAATCATTAGCAACTAAAAGGATAGACAGGGTTGATGTTGAAACTACACTTGCTTGGCTAGAAAAAATTACAGGATTGCCACATAATGATTTTAAGTTAGGTAGTACTGGGGTAGCAGACACTTCAGGTGATCTAGATGTTGCTGTTAACATAGATGATGTATCAAAAGATGAAATGGTACAAAAATTATCTGCTTGGTGTAAACAAAATGGAAAAAATCCAAAAGAATGGATTGCCAAGTCTGGCATCAATGTACACTTTAAAACACCAATAAACGGCGATGAATCACAAGGATTTGTGCAAACTGATCTAATGTTTGGTAATCCTGAATGGTTAAAATGGAGTATGCGTGGAGAACCTGGTGGCAGTCAGTACAAAGGGAAACATAGACATATTTTGTTAGCTAGTATTGCAAAAGCCCAAGGAATGAAATGGAGTTATTTACGTGGACTACTTGATAGGGCTACAGATGATGTAATTTCAGATCAACCAGATGAGATTGCTAAAATGTTACTTGGTAAAAACAGTGATGCTAAGAATTTAGAAACTGTTACAAGCATTTATGATGCTATTAGAGGAAGAAGTGATTTAGAACAACTTACCGCAGATGCTCGCACTGCATTTGAAAGAGACAGACTCACACTACCAGAAGGCACAGAGATCCGCCGTATCAAGGAGCTAGCCGGAATATGAGATTTTTTGAATTTTATCAGTCCAACTCAATACCACTTATGGAAGGAGCACGTATCCAGCATGCCGAAGACATAGTCTTCTGGGAAGGAAGTAAAGGTGCTACACGGGCAATCGAAGCTTTAAAAAATCTAGAACAAGGTGGACATACCGACGTCACTGTTAAGTGGGACGGGTCTCCTGCTATTATTTTTGGAAGGAATGAACAAGGAGAATTTGTTCTAACTGATAAAAGTGGTTTTACTGCAAAGGGTTATGATGGTAAAAGCACAAGCGCAAAAGATTTAGAAAAAATGTTGCTAAACAGGAAATACAGTAAAGGCCAAGAACCAGATAACAAATTTAGGCAGTTTGCAGGAAGTATGCGAGATATATTTGATGAGTATGAAAAGGCCACACCACGAGACCATATAGGTTATTTTAAAGGGGATTTACTTTACTACAACACTCCTTTGTTAAGTAAGGGTAATTTTACATTTAAACCTAACATTGTAACCTATACCGTAGATGCAAAAAGCGTCCTTGGTATGCAAATCGCTAAGAGTAAATCAGCAGTAGTAATACATAATGAAATTGATATTAACGGTGATGAAACTAGTTTAAAAATTGATCCCGAAACTTTCTTTAAAGGCAACGAAGTGCTAGTTATGCCTCCTGTTACAGCACAGGAAGCACCACAGGTTGACGATACTGAAATAAAAAATTTACAGGCTTTAACTAGCAAAAATGCTGCAGCTATAGATTCCTTACTTGATAAAAATACTCTAGCGTCAATGAAAATAACAGACTTTCCTAAGATTTTATATACCTATGTTAATAGCAAAGTTGATACAGGAATGGAAAATTTAGGTAAAGATTTCCTAGATTGGTTATCTACCAGTAAAGTTAGTCAAAGTAAAAAAGCTAAAATTGTAGAATATGTTGGCAAACAACAAGCAGGCTTTTCTGCAATTTGGCAGATTGTTACAGGTATACAAAATGTAAAACACGATATCATAAATCAGTTAGAAACACAAGATGTTCCTGTAAAAGCTTACATAAACGATAAGCCAGGTGGAGAAGGATTTGTAATGGCACATCCTGAAGGTGCCATTAAGCTAGTAGATAGAGGCGGGTTTACAGCCGCAAATAGAGCAGTAGAAAGATAATATGCAATTAGACTTTATACAAAGCCTTAACGAAGCTAGATTAACAAGAGGTAGTAGAGACGAACGCATCTTAACCTACAACGATTGTTGCGAAAAATTTTATTTAATTATTCTAACATTAAACTTTATGAGAAATTTCCCTCATAATAGTCCTTTTGTTCGACAGTATGCAAAAAATTCGATTTTTACAAATTATACAATTTTTAAAACAAGTGGTACTGATTTATATAATCTAATTTATTTTATAACCGGAGATGAAAAGGCACTGGCAAAGTTGAAGGATCCTGATGCAGCAGAAACACTACAACAGAAAAGAACACTTCCTTTGCAGAACGTTAAAGAATTCCTACAACAGCTATCAACAGGAAACATACCTGTTAATGCACAAAGGACTTTAATTAAAATTGAAAATGGTTTAGATATAGACAATAGCGAGTATAAAACTATTAGAAGAAATATTGGTAACATACATACTCTAAAAGAAAAAGCTATAAAACAAATTGCTACAAAATTACTTTTTGCTGCAAGAGCAAAATTAAGGAGCAGCGATATTATAGAGCATCTAAGTAAATTTATAGGACAATATGATTTTGAATCATATGCTACGAAAGATACTGAACCGCAATTTACAAATCAAGATATTGACGTAGATAATAGATCTCTATTGCTTTACAGGTTACTTACAAAAGAAACTAATATAATGTTAATCAAAGGTTTCTTACAGAATGTTGCTGAAGGAAAAAGTATACCAAGTACAATGGTAAAAGCTTATGCCCCTGTTGTAAAAATAGTAGATGACATCATAAAAGGAGGACCTGGATACATAGAAATGTTAAAGGTAATCCAAAAAAGAGCAAAAAATAATAAGTATTGATATATTATCATTTTTTTTGATAAATAATATTAGAAACTCCAATTTGGAGTGCCAAGATAAAGGAGAATGAAATGGCAGATTTAAGAGCAACTACAGTTGCAGATAATTATGAAAAATTTAGCAAATCACAAACTGACGTAGGAAAAGAGCTTATTGTTGCAGTCGGCGCCGGAGCTACTGATGCAGACATGAAAGCAATTATGGCACAATTGACACTAGCAGCTGGCGACGGTACTGGCACAGATGGCAACGGATATGATGCATTTACTGTATGTGCTGTTGGCATGGCCCTTAATGGTACTGATTATGTAATCAAGTTACAAGGTACTGGTACACCGAATTTAACCGATGTTAATACAGGAGGCGGAGCTAGAACACTGACCTTAGTAGCAACATTTGAACCAGCTAATTAATTATTATCCATAATTAAATATCAGATAAAAGCACCACTTTTACGTGGTGCTTTTTTTTTGACTTGTAAATAATTTATGAGAGTAAAAATCACCACATTAATTGATGTTTCAGAAACATCAAGGATTAGACCAAGTCAATCTATTGAATATAAACAAAGTTGTAATTACAACACTTTCCTTCAAACTATATCCTTAACTTCAAACTTTATACTAGAATCCATTACTGAAAACCACGTTGGAATTGGTAATATGAAATTTGGTGCTATGTTTAAAGGTAAACACAAATACTGGGAATTGATTTTTAGTACAGAAGCAGCAGACGCACAACAGTTAGATGACTTTATTAAATCTTTTAATCTGGTCCCAATTATAACCAATCTGACAGAAACTGTAACTATTGCTCCGTCTTGTATACAAACTGAAGATATTGAATTATGTAATACATTCTTTTCTATTTTAGAATAAATATATTATTATGTTTGGAGATGGAATGTCGGTAACTAATTTAGAAAAAGATAACCTCGAAGCCCATGTGGAATTATGCCATGTGCGTTATGGAAACTTAGAAAAACGATTAGGGATTATAGAAGAAAAAGTAGAAAAGATTCATGAAGATTTAGTTACTGGTAGTAAAGCATTAATGAAAGTATTCATTGGGGCATCTGTTACAATTATTGTAGGATTTATGTCTACATTAATAGTTATATTGGAAAAATTAGGATAATGTTAATCACAGAAATTCTTAATATCAATGAAAAACAAGTATGGGCGAGATCTGGAAAAAGAGTTATACGGAAATTTAGATGTGTAGGAGGTAAAAGAAACGGTAGGACAGTTTCTTCACCAAGTCAATGTTTTGCTCCAATTGATTTGAAAAAAAGTGTAAGGCTAAAGAAAACTAAAAGTCGTTTAGGGTCATCATTAAGCAGAAAAGCAAATAAGACTAAAAGAACAAATCCTGCATCTCGTAGGGTAAAGTCAATGAATAAAGGAAAATAATGAAAGTTATTGATATCATAACAGAAAAACAGCTAACAGTTGTAAAAAATGATTTAAAAGCTACTACTCTAGTAGACCCTGCAACAAAAATACAAACAATTATACCAAAGGATCCAACCAAACCTGGTATGATTTCTAAAGATCCTGCAACAAATTCTTTTAAATTAAATACACAAGATCCTGGAGAAGTTGATCAAACAATTAAACCTGGCGATCCAGTTGAATTAGACGATCCTGGCATGATAGAAAAAGCTGTATCAAGGAAGCAACAACGTTTTATGGGCATGGTCCATGCAGCACAACAAGGAGAGACGCCAGCATCAGGTGAAGTAGCAAAAGTAGCAAGGAGTATGAGAAAGAAAGATGCAAAAGATTTTGCTAGTACTCGCCACAAAGGATTACCTGAAGAAATATGAAAGTAAATGATTTACTAGGAGAGTTCGGTATTTATACAAGTAGCGAAGAACAAACATTACTAGATAGTTTGATAGAAAAAAAACAATACAAATATGCCGACTTCACAGAACGGAACACAGTAGTAATTAACAACCTTGTTAAAAAAGGTTTAGTAAAAAAAATTGGAAATAATCCTATTACATCTCTTTTTATTAAAAATGTCTAAAGATATAATTGCTAGATTAGATAATATCATTACCAAATCTCCATCACTAAAATTTATTCCACAAGTTTCTAAACAAAAAATATCAATAAATTTATATGATATCGTAGAAACAAACGGTTTTTTTACTATAGTCCATGCAAAAGATAAAAAAATTTTAAATTATACGTGGACTAAAGCTGCTGCTATTGCATTAGTACACACATATTTGTTAAAAAATAATAATGTAAAAGAAATTACAGATTTAGATGCACTCATAGAAAAAAACCAAAGAGATTCTAATTTTTATCGTTATTCATTAAAAAAACAAAAGAATAAAAAAAAGAAAATGATTTTAAATGCAAGATTGGATCTTGCAAAAAATGATATACACTACGCAAAAGCTGAATTGTTAGGAATTATATTTGACAGATTTGATAAATAATTGTAAAATAAAAATAAGGGTAGTAGCATGAACTTACGAGAATTTACAAAGCCAGTTACAGTAAAAAGTTTAAATGATAATTTAACGACTATGTTTGGAAAAAATATAGATACACAAAAATTTACACTAGAACAATTACAAGACACAAGAAATAAACTCAGAACCACATTGAGCCAAATCGAAACTAATGAAAGTTTTGAGAACGTTCACACAAACGAGTCTTATCAAAAGAATAAAATGTTTTTAGATGTTTTAAATCAAGCTATTGAGGAGAGGAACATTCAAGAAGCACAAAAGAAAGATCAGGACGGCGACGGAAAAAATGATTTCACCGATGTTAAAATTGCAAGAATGAAAGCATCAGGAATGAACCACGATGATGCTGTAGAAAAAGTTACAGGCAAAAAAAGTAAAGAAAATTCTTCTATTTCTCGCACAGAAAAACCAATAGTAGAAGGTGAAGAAGATAAAGCAGAATTAGTAATGGCTGCTAAAGATATGGTTGATCGCATTACAGCATGGATGGAAGATACTGCAGAAATGCAAACAGAATCTATGCTAGAACTAGGCGATGCTATCCGCGACGAATTGGGCCAAGAACAATCACAAACATTTATCGATTCTGTAAAACCAGCACTTGAGGCACTATATCAATCACTTGAAACAACAAGAGGCACACTTACACAAGGTGTAACCATGTTAACAGGCGAAGAAATGCCACCTACGCCAATGGGCGACGAAGAACCAGGAATGGAAGAACCAGGAATGGAAGAACCAGGAATGGAACCTACAGTTGATGACGAATCAGCATTTTCAGACGATTTTGCTGCATCAGAACCTGCAGTAGGTGGAGAAGAAGAGTCAGGCAGAATGAAAAGAGAATCTATTCAAAGAGAAATTAGAAAGCAAAAAATATTAGAGCATCAAAAATTATCCTTACAATTAGGTAGAATTCTTAGTTCAAAAAAAAACTAATTAATGAAACATCCGGAGCACTTGCCGTTAAACTAGTCCAAGTGCTCCGGACTGTTATTGCAACAGCAGACGAAAACAAGCAATCTTTATTTTTACATTTTAATTCAAAACCTAAACCAGAAGCGTTAAAAGACAATGCATTAAATCTTGACCTCAATAAAATAATGCAAAATGTAGACGGCGAACAATTTGATTACCAAAGCTTTAAAAACATTTATGATACAGATCCAAGAGTGAAAGCATTAGTCCATAATTTTAATGAAGATGGTATTGAACCAAAAACTGAAAAAAATAAAGATGTTGCTACACAAAATAATCAAGAAACCGATAGCGTTGAAAAAATGGCAAAACGTGCCACAGATTTAAATGATTTATGAGCTTAATTATAAAAAAATATGATTACACAACCCTAAAGAAAACTAACGTAAACGGAAGCAGATTATACCAAGTACCTAACGGGAAACCTCTTCCAAGTGTGACAACCATTTTAGATAGCACAAAAGATAAGACACACCTATATGAATGGCGTAGAAGAGTAGGCGAAAAGAAAGCACAAGAAATAACTACTGAAGCATCAAATGTAGGAACAAGGATGCACAAGTATTTAGAAGACTATATTGATACTGGAGATTGGCCTAAGGAAGGATCTAATCCTTATGCTGCACAGGCTAATAAAATGGCTGCGATTATAAAACAAAACGCATTTAAATATATAGACGAAGTTATAGGATCCGAAGTTAATTTATGGATACCAAATTTATATGCTGGAACGACTGATTTAGTTTGTACCTATAAAAATAATCTTGCTATTTGTGATTTTAAACAAACTAATAAACCAAAAAAAGAAGAATGGGTAGACGATTATTTTTTACAACTTGTTGCATATGCAGAAGCTCACAATGAACTTTTTGGTACACAAATATCAGAAGGACATATTTTTATGTGTTCAAGAGATTTAGAATATCAACAGTTTGATTTGACTGCACAAGATTACAAGAAATGGCGATCTATCTGGTATGACAGGTTGTACACTTTTTATGAAAATTATTGATCAACCAAAAATTTTTGTAATACGTTTACCTGATACAAATCATCCAACTACAATTTTCCATAACAGGAATTCATTCTCATATTACAGCATAATGCTCGAATCACTAGAGCAGTATAAGTATAGCTATGAAATGTTTCCGGCTGTTGAAGGTTGGTCATTAAAGAGTGATTTTTGGATTAAAAATCGATTTCAAAAATTAAACAAAAACATGACACCCGGAGAGATAGGATGTTTTGTAAGTCATTTTCTTTTATGGCAAAAAGCCCTAAGAATAGACGAGAACATAATTATTTTAGAGCATGATGTCATTGCTGTTAAAGAGTGGGCACCATTAAAGGTTACAGCTAACATAATGAAATTGAATACAAGAAATATCACAACAAAAAAATCAAAATTATGTGGTATTTGGCATACTGGAGCTTATTCTTATTTAATTAGCCCTGCTGGCGCAAAAATTCTAATAAAGTTTTCTCAACTCCATGGTCCTATTCCTGTCGATAAAATTATAGGCAGTAAGGTAATTGACTGGACATATGGTGAACCTTTTTTTATATTGAATAAAAGAAGCTTAGTGCAAAGTAGCACACGGAAATAAAATAAATAATAATAAATTATTAGGAGTTCATTGTGGCAGTAGTTCAAATAAGCAAAATACAAATACGAAGAGGTAGAAAAAACCAAGGCGAAGGATTACCACAACTTGCAAGTGGTGAAATGGGTTGGGCATTAGACACCCAAGAATTATTTATTGGAAATGGTAGCGTAGCTGAAGGAGCACCGTTTGTTGGTAATACTAAAGTTCTAACCCAATACGATAATCTGTTCTCAATTGCTGGAGCATATACCTATAAAGTAGATGATGGTTACCTGTCGACTGGTATAACTCCTATAAAAAGAACTTTACAAGATAGGTTAGACGACAGAGTCAGTATAAAATCTTTTGGTGCTACAGGTAATTCAAGCCAAGATGCTACAGTAGCTTTACAAACTGCATTAGATCAACTATTCCTGAACAACAATACAAAATCACTTGCAAAAAGTAGAGTATCATTATATCTAGAAGCAGGTGTGTATACAACAAGTGGTACAATATATCTACCTCCGCATGCAAGCATAATCGGCGATGGACCTAATAAAACTATTATAAGAAATATTAGTGCAGGACCTATTTTTAAAACTGTAACAAGTGATAGCAGTCCAGGCGTATATAATACAAATGTTACATCAGCTAATCGTCCGCAACACATAACTATTAAAAATTGTACAATTGAAGCAACAACAACAACTACAACTGGTCTTGATTTATATGGTATTACTGATAGCTTATTAGAAAATATACATTTTAAAAGTATTTGGAATTTTATTTCCGATGAAGAAGTTGCACAATACGCTCTTACAGATTGCGTAGCAATTTTACTTGAATCAAAAAGTAAAGCAGTGAAAAGCATGAATAACATAATAACAGGATGCCATTTTTATAATTGGTTTGCTGCAGTCAAAAGTGATACAGATATAGAAAATAATATTTTTGATTCATGCTATTTCAACGTAATGGGTTACGGATTTTTGTTTGGAAGTAATATGATAATTTCAAGCGATGAGACAGTTGCAACGAGGATTGGTCCATACGAAACAAAAATAACAAATAATAAATTCTTTGATGTAGGACGCCAAGCTATCTACATCAAAGAAGGAACAAATAATCGATCACACAATAATCATTTTACACAAGTAGGAAATGACGGAGGTGATGATAGTTTACCCGTAACATCAGTTATATATTTTGAAAACGCAGGCAATACATCAACTGGTGATATGTTTAGTAGAACAAAAGTATTATCATACGATCAAGAATTCATTAATTCTAAGCCGTACATTGCTGAAATAGACGGAATAATTAATTACACTAATAATGAAGAGCATTTAATTAGATTTCCAAGAGCAGGATCACCTACTCTCCTATTTAGATTGCCTAGTTTTGAACATCAAGTTTTTCTGATAAATTATCATTTAAGAAGCTTGTCTAGTCAAAGTCAAAGATCAGGCATATTAAAAATCGTTAATGATTCTAGATTAAACGACATTTTGTTAACCGATGAATATGATATTTTATGGGACGGTATGGATTCAAGTACTGCAGTCACATTTACAGCTGAGTACACAACACATCAAAGTTTAAGAAATATAAACGTTTTAGTTACAAATCTAATGCCAGCAGGTGATCAATCCGAAATTAAATTTACTATTACGTGTTCAAAAAATGTCGCAATTTCATGACGAAAAATTTTGAAAATATCTTATGTGAGTGGGTTGAATTTAGAAATAATTTATCATTGCAAAAAAATCCAATTGAAGTTACACTAGACTTTTTTAAACATGTTTGGTTACAAAGCAGTCAGATTGATCCTTGGAAACCAGAATCATGGCCTACTCCTTGGGAATTATTTTACAACAATAAATTTTGCCAATTTAGCCTACTACTTATCATCTTTTATACTTTTATCCTTGGCTCGTTACCCTATGATAAATATGTTTTATTGATAGTCAAAAAAGGAAACTTACCAATGACTTACTGCTTGGTTATAGATGACATAAAAATAGGTTACCTCAACAACAAGCTATCAATCTTATCTCAATCTGATTTTGATGATATAAATATTATCCACTCTTTTGATTTAACACAATTTAAATTTTTTACCTCGCTTAAAGAATAAAAAAATGACAATACAAATAATAAAACGAACTGGTAACAAAGAAAACTTGAATATTGATAAAATACACAAAGTAGTTGAATTTGCATGTGAGAATTTAGCTGGAGTTAGTAGCAGCCAGATAGAAATGAATGCAAATCTGCAATTTTATGATGGCATGAGCACTGCAGAAATACAGGAAATATTAGTAAGAAGTGCTAGTGATTTAATTTCTTTAGAACATCCTAATTACCAGTACGCTGCAGCAAGACTACTTCTTTATTCAATTTATAAAGAAGTATTTGGACAATATAAGCCAAGCACACTACAAGAAATCATAAACAACAATATCAGCAAAAATGTTTATGATACAGAAATTTTAGACAAATATTCTTTAGAGGAAATAAGCCGACTAGACAGTTACATAAATCATAAAAGAGATGAAAATTTTACTTACGCTGGATTAAGACAAGTAGTTGACAAATATTTGTGTCAAGATCGATCTACTGGTGCTTTGTTTGAAACGCCGCAATACATGTATATGATGATTGCAGCAACTTTATTTGCAAATTATCCAAACGACATTCGCATGCATTATGTAAAAAAATACTATGATGCTATTAGCCTTTTTAAAATTAACATACCAACACCTGTAATGGCAGGTGTGAGAACTCCTGTAAGACAATTTGCAAGTTGTGTGCTAGTTGATATAGATGACACATTAGACAGTATTTTTTCCTCTGACATGGCAGTAGGAAAATATATTGCACAACGAGCTGGTATTGGTATGAATGCAGGACGTATTAGAGGAGTCAATAGCAAAATTAGAGGAGGAGAAGTAGCACATACTGGTGTTATTCCGTTTTTAAAGAAATTCGAAGCAACCGTAAGATGTTGTACACAAAATGGAGTTAGAGGTGGCAGTGCAACAGTGCATTTTCCTATTTGGCATCAAGAAATTGAAGACCTACTAGTTTTAAAAAATAATAAGGGTACAGAGGATAATCGTGCAAGGAAATTAGATTATTCTATCCAATTAAATAAAACAATGTATACAAGATTAATAGAAGGAAAAGAAATTACGTTGTTTTCACCACATGATGTTCCTGATTTGTACGAAGCATATTTTAGTGATGCAGATAAGTTTAAAGACCTCTATGAAAAATACGAAAGAGCTACAAGCATAAAAAAGAAAAAAATAGATTCTATGACCTTGTTCTCGTCACTGATTAAAGAAAGGGCAGAAACAGGAAGAATATATATAATGAATGTTGATCATTGCAATACACATAGTAGTTTTATTGATCCAGTTTACATGTCAAATCTATGTCAAGAAATAACGCTACCAACGAAACCTATACAACATATAGATGATAAAGAGGGAGAAATAGCACTTTGCATTCTAAGTGCAATTAACATAGGAACTCTAAAAGACACCAGTGACTTGGAAGATTTATGTGATATTGCTGTAAGATCACTAGAAGAGATAATTGATTATCAAAAATACCCTGTATTAGCTGCAGAAATAAGCACTAAGGCACGACGAAGTCTAGGAATTGGATATATTGGATTAGCTCATTATCTTGCAAAAAACAAAGTAACATATAATGATCCAAATGCATGGTCGTTGGTACATACGTTAACAGAAGCATTTCAATATTATTTGCTAAAATCTAGCAACAACCTTGCAAAAGAAAAAGGAGCCTGTGAAAAATACTCTCGAACAAAGTATTCAAAAGGTATTTTACCAATTGATTCATACAAAAAAGAGGTGGATTCAGTTATAGATGTGGAGCTTAAACTTGATTGGGAGGCGTTACGAAAAGAAATAGAATTGTATGGATTACGGCATAGCACGTTATCAGCACAAATGCCGTCAGAAAGTAGTTCTGTAGTTTCTAATGCAACAAATGGAATAGAACCACCGCGAGGCTACTTATCAGTTAAAAAAAGTAAAAAAGGTCCTCTAAAACAAATCGTCCCCCAATACCAGACCTTAAAAGCCTTTTATACTTTATTGTGGGAAATGGAAAGCAACGAAGGATATATAAACATTGTTGCATTAATGCAAAAGTTTTTTGATCAAGCTATAAGTGGTAACTGGAGTTACAATCCGGTGTATTTTCCAGATAACGAAGTACCTATGAGTGTGATGATCAAAGATCTTTTAACTACGTATAAATTAGGGTGGAAGACAAGTTACTATCAAAACACATATGATTATAAACTAGATCCTAGTGATGTGACAGAGGAGCCAGAAAAGGATACACAGACACACGAAAAAGAAATAATGACTGAAAATGATAGTGAAGATTATTGCGAAGCGTGTGAGATTTAACAAAGAGGAATGAAAATAATGAAAACAGTGTTTAACAGAGAAAAAATAGATTTTGCAAAGCAAACGATGTTTTTTGGTGCTGACCAAAACGTGCAAAGATATGATACTTATAAATTTCCGCAATTTGATAAATTAAATCAAGTCATGCTTGGATATTTTTGGAGACCAGAGGAAGTAAATCTACAAAAAGACAGATCAGATTATCAAAACTTTCGTCCAGAACAAAAACATATCTTTACTGCTAATTTAAAGTACCAAACCTTACTAGACAGTGTTCAAGGCCGAGGTCCATGTCTTGCATTTCTACCAATTACCTCTTTACCAGAATTAGAAGGTTGTATTGTAACTTGGGATTTTTTCGAAACTATCCATAGTAGATCCTATACTTATATAATGAAAAATGTTTACCCTAATCCTAGTGAGGTTTTTGATACTATACTAGATGATGAAATGATTATTAAAAGGGCAACTAGTGTTACAAAATACTATGACAAGTTTTTAGGATTATCAAATCAGTATATGCATGATAAATCTATTGATAAAAAAATACTCAAAAAAAGTTTATTTTTAGCAATGATGACGGTAAATATTCTTGAAGGCTTGAGATTTTATGTTTCCTTTGCGTGTACTTTTGGTTTTGGAGAACTAAAGCTTATGGAGGGTTCGGCAAAAATTATTAGTCTCATTGCAAGAGACGAAGCACAACATTTAGCCATTAGCACCCATGTATTGAAATTGTGGATGCAAGGAAAAGACGATCCTGATATGGTTGATATTGCAAAAGAATGCGAGCAAGAAGTCTATGCTTTATGGCAAGATTGTGTTAATGAAGAAAAAGCATGGGCTGATTATCTTTTCGAAAACGGATCAATGATAGGCTTAAATAATACGTTATTGGGCCAATACGTTGAGTACATTGCTAATCGAAGACTAAAATCTTTAGGTTATGACACAATCTTTAGCCAACCAGTTAACACAAATCCTTTACCATGGACAACACACTGGTTGAGTAGTGCAGGACTCCAAGTAGCTCCGCAAGAAACAGAAGTTGAAAGTTATATTGTTGGTGGAATTAAACAAGACGTAACAAAAGACTCACTAAAGGGATTCACACTATGATTGAAATTTATGGAAAAAGTTCTTGTCCTAAATGTCATCAAGCAAAGTTATTTTGCGAGACAAGGAAGTTAGATTACGAGTACAAACAATTAGACAAAGATTTTTCAAGAGAACAAATTCTTGAATGGTTTCCAGGTGCAAAAACTTTTCCACAAATTACTATTGATGGTAAAAGTATTGGTGGATGTGATCAAATGATCACATATGTAGAAACAATGAATTATCAAAACATTATGCATAAAGGATAAAATGTTAATAGAAGCCCCTTATACAACAGGTGATGTGATTTCGGTTAGACTTTCGTCAGGAGAAGAAATAGTAGGAAAATTAATCATAGACGACACAAGCACAATAAAATTAAAACAACCACTTATGGCAATGATGTCAGAAAAAGGATTAGCAATGATACCTTTTATGCTAACAGTTGATCCAGAAAAGGATTTGACCGTAAGTAAAAACCAAATAGTAATCACTGCAAAAAGCCATAAAGAAGTTGCAGATCATTATTTACAATCAACAACAGGAATAAGTTTAGGAGTATAAAATGACATTACATGAACAAATAGTACATGCCTATACAATGTATATGGCAGAAACAGCTACATTCGATAATAAGGGAGTAAAGGCAGCCGCAGCAAGGGCAAGGAAAGCTCTTGGTGATCTAGGTAAATTAACAAAAGATCGCAGGAAAGAGATACAAGATAAGAAAAATAGTATGTGAGATAAAAAAATGTATACATTAAGAGATGCAAGAGAATCTTGGGGGAATGTTGAACAGGGAAATGAATCATTAGGTATAGATTTCGGCCTCAATAAATGGCATATATTTATATCTGACTGGACCACTAGTATTAAAAGTTTAGGGGCAATAATCCAAGAAGAAGAATTAAGCAAAAGTATTATTGATGGCTTTGCTCCCTTTATGGATGCAACAGCTGAATATTCGGTTGTTATCAATAGTTCGGATCCTCCTGCGAACAGTACAAGTAATATTCAAAACTATTTAAGTAAATTTTCTAAACTGACTTTTACTACTAATGTTCCTGTTGTAATAGGAGATACAATAACTCAAGTGATAAATGAAGAGGGTGAGGAAGCAACAGGCACTGTTTTTGCTGTAAATGATAATACGGTGGTTCTATGGCCTTCAACTGCAGATCAAGATCAAGAAGAGCCAATCCTTTTTTCGTACCTTCCAGTTTCAATCGCAGGGACAGATTATACTATTTCAAGTATCATTGATGCAGTTAGAAATAAAACAGAAATCGATCAACTTACTAGCACAGCGTCAACAGGTTTTGGCAATATTCAAGATGATTTTGTAAATGATTACGAACTCCTTAAAACTGAAATCGACAAAATTCCGCCATTATTAAGAGAAGCATCAATTGCCATGTCATTTAAAGATAGTCCTATGCTTCAATCTCCAGGTGTGAATGGTGTTATAGGGCAACTTGCACAAGTTGAAAGCGAAGATCCTGCAGAGTTTGCAAAAAAAGTGATGGGAGGCGAAGGAAAAGCTGTACTCGATAGTGTAAACGAGAAATTTAGCATATTAGTCCAAAATTTTAATAAAAACAGTAATAATGTTGCGCCAGAAAGTGGTGAAAGTGAACTGACAACAACATTAAATACATTGGAAGAATATCTAAATGCCTAATATTGCTAGATTGGCAGATCCTACACAAACTGCTACTTGTCCTCCAGGGCATGATAAAACCCCATGGGTAGGACCCGGAACTCTTAGTTCTGCAAGTAGTAATGTGTTTGCTGAAAATATTCCTGTTGCAAGATTAGGCGATACTGTAACATTAGGAGATCCTTTACATCCACAAGGCTCAGTTGTTGCCGGAAGTCCTAATGTTTTTGCAAATTATATACCAGTGGCAAGATTAGGAGACACAACTGTAAATGGTGCAGGATGGGTTTCACCTATAGCAGTTGGTGCTAGTACAGTGACTGCTAATTCATAAAAAGGATAAAATGGCACAAATAAAAATACAAAAAAGAACAAGATTCCGTAAAAGGACGAGTATAGGAAATAGCGGATATAGCCGTCCTAAGAATAAAGGAATTCGAAGAGCATGGAAAAGATATCGCGGACAAGGCAAATAAATAATTGACAAGGAGAAAATTATGTGTAATAATCCAAACTGTAAATGCGATCCGTGCAACTGCAAAGACTGTAAACCTAATTGCAAAGAGTGCGGCTGCTAACGTAGGAGATTAAGATGCGTGACGGTAAAAACTTGGCTATTTGGTTATTCGGTATGTTTATTATATACATAATACTTTGGTCGGCAGAAATTGCTTTACACGTACCTGATCTAAACTAATAACGATGACGCTGAACAAAAGCTGAACTTGGACGCCGGTTCGATTCCGGCCACCTCCACCACACATTTTTTTTCAACATACGGGGGTGTTCAGGTATTCGACAAGCAGTAAGTAGGGATGCTGAGTTATCCGGAGCAAGCTCGGTTAATGCAAGAAACTTTGATAAGTGCAAACGAAAATTTTGTACCTGGAGCATTTACTTCATTAGACATGTCAATGGCTAGTGAAGGTGAATTACTCGCAGCCTAATAAGTTGTGAACTCCGCGGCATAGTCCACCGGGCAACAGAACGGACTATCCCTCCTGCTTTTTTGCTAAATACAAAAAGTTAGAATTTTAAGGAACAATAATGAAGCTAATCAAAACTATTTTTTCGTCTATTTTTTTGTTATTTTTGATACAGTTTCCTGTCCAAGCAGAATTACATACTGATACATACCTTGGTAATGGCAGGAATTTTGTAAACATTAATAGACATATTGTAAGAGGTGGTAAAAAATATCCACTGTTTTATACATCAAAAGAGGATGTATATGCCTTTTCTTTTGACTATGTAGTTGCCGAAATGAAAAATATGGAAGCGGCAAAAAACATAGCGGAAAAATATGGCGTGGAAGTTACAATGTATCATGATTTAGATATTGCCCTTTTCATTGCAGATACACCTATGGCAGTAATGGACTTGTATAAACAATTACAAACAGAATCAATGATTGAGTATTTAGAATTAGCTTTATTTGAAGCACATCCGGATATGAAAAAATTTGTAGTAGAAATTCCAGGATTAGAAACACCAATTGGAAATCCTATGTTATGGTTTACAAAATGGTAAGTAAGGATTATAAAAATGTTAGCAAATGAAATTTTGTTTGAAGAAAAAAAGATGTCACTTAAAGACGTTGGAGAATGGTTTCAAACCTACGACCACGGTGGTATGTTCAAACGTGGCAAAAAAGGGTTGATTAAACCTCAAGTTATAGCTGTGCAACAATTTCTATCCGATAATGGTTTTAAATATAAGGTTAAAAATAAAGCTGGAAAAATTGTAACAGGCTTACCTAAGCCAGACGGTTGGTATGGTGCAAAAACTGCATCTGCTGTAAAAGCATTCCAAAAGCAGGAAGGTTTAAAACCAGACGGCGATGTTGGACGAAACACTCTAAAGGCTATGATCAACTTTGGGAATGATGAATTAGATCCAGCTGGTGTACCAAGTAAGTTATCAGGCGATAATGCTAAATTAAAAGGACCAGATCACATTGAAGTACTTTATCAACAATGGGCTGATAATCCAGATAGTAAAGATAAAATTTTTGCTCCTAAACCTGATTGGAGTGAAGATTTAAAAAGAATGGTGAAACCATTACTACAAAAAATGCAAAACGATCCTGTGTCAGAAGTTGATGCCCTTGGCCTTAATGGTGTAATAACTCAAAAAAATATAGATTTCTGGGTTAAAAACGTAACAAGGAGACTAAAAGATCCAAATAATATCCGACTACGAGAAAAAGAAAGTTTACTTAATGGGTTTATGGAAGCTATTAAACATGCAAGGATAAGTCCTGCAAAAATTGCTACTGTAAATAACCTTATTACCAAAGCAGGTTTAAAGCAACTAGGTAAAATCGGTAATGAATTGACTGGTAATAAAACCACAGATTTAGAAGATGTTAAGCACCGATTAGAACATCCTGCTACAACCGACAAAGACAAGGAAAAGATATTAGCTAGCCTCAAATTACCGCCACAGCAAATGAAAGAATTTTTAGCAAGCCTGGCTCCTGGTGTAGTAGATACCCTTGCTCCTGTTTTAAAAGGATTAACATCGGTTGGTAACATGCTAAGTTCAACAATGTCAAATTTGAGTAAAACAGGAAAAGAAGCAAGAGCTAAGAATAATGAATGGGCAAAACAAAATCATGGTATGTCTTTTGTAAAACTTATTAACAGTGCAAAAAATGATCTACTTGATTTTAATAATATGAGTAAGCGTGAACTTGGTCAATATAGCAGACGAGATTTAAGATTTATAATGCCACAACTCACCAGATTGAATAAAGAAGTAACTGCGGCAGAAGAATTTTTGAAAAAAGTAAATCCCAACGATACACTGTCTGATAGAGATTACAAGATGATAAATTATTGGATGAAAGAAATTAGACTTTTTAGTACAAAACTTTCTCAACTTACACAAAAAATTTCAGGAAGTGGAGATAGTCCGATTAGCTGGACACCATCTCCGTCAGATAGGAAGTAATGTTAAAAAAAATAATTTATGCATTAGGCGGAATGTTATTGCTTTCCGCTTTTACCAATCCTCAGTCTCTTGGTAGTCCAAATCTAAATGATTTATCTACTAAATCACTCAGTGACCTACTTCCAGCTGAAATTTATACTATCACTGAACCTGAACTAGATTG